GCCTTGTATACAAGAGAGGGCTGGACAGTAAAAGAAATGAGCAGAGCAGCAATGCTAGATTTAGTGAAACAACGTGAGCAAGAAATTAGCTAATGCTACACTTAACCTCATACTAGCAGAAGTATCCAAAGACTTGGCAGACCCCGAAATGGGTAGCTGTCAAGAATATTGGAATATTCTGTCTACAGGTATAGATAAGTTTATAGAAAAGATTGCAACCTGTAAACATGAAAACACTGTAACCTACTTACACAGCTGCGGCATATCAGGTTCAGGTAGAAAAATTATATGCAAAACAACGTATTGTAAGGAATGTAACCGTACTTTAAAATCAGAAGAGTATGGAAAGGTTGCTTTAAATACCTTGTAGTGCAAATAAATTTAAAATATTTCTTGACATTTTGCAACATTATGTATATAATGACTTTTCAAATTGAGGGATTAAACAAAATGACATACTTCGATTATGAGTACTGTTACATACTAGGTGCAGGAATGCCTAAGAAAATACTGCGAGCTTTCGAGCTAACAAAAAACAGACGCGGCAACGACTTCCTAATAAATGAAGAGGGCTTACTTAAATCTAAAGCCTCTGCCTTACACAAGGCTCAATATCTAGGACTTGCTTCGTTACGTAACTATGACGACTACGCAGAGTCTCAAAGAAAAACACTCAGTAGAGGGCTTATCCCAAACTGGATTAAACTAGGGGAGTTAGAAACCAACCCCCTGATCACTATAACAGAAACAGAAATTATTTTAAATAAGGAATAAACACATATGGTATCATTTGACGATTTACAAGGCGAAGCTAAAAAAGGCTCTAAAGTTACTTACATGAAACTACAGGACGGCACTAACCGTTTCCGTATTGTTGGTGACATTCTACCAGGCTACTTTTACTGGGTAAAAGGAGCAACTGGCGACGACCGCTCATTTGAATGCTTGCAGTTTGATCGTAACACAGAGAAGTTTAACTCTAGCCTACCAGACCCGGTTAAAGAGCTTAATCTACAGGATGGTAAAGGTAACGACCTACGTTGCGGTTGGGGATACCGTTGCCAAGTGCTTAACGAAGCAACTGGTAATCTGGAAGTATTAACCCTGAAAAAAGGTATGCTTCAAGACATTATCAAATTTGCTAAGAAGCAAAAAATCAACCCAACTAGTTACGAGAAAGGTTGCTGGATTACAGTAGAGCGTAAGAAAACTGGCCCGAAAGTGTTCAACGTATCCTACGATGTAGACCCATTCAGCTTTGTATCTGAGCCTCTTTCAGAAGAGGATATGGAGAAAGTTAAAGACCTTAAGCCTATGGCTGAAATCTTCCCACGTGAGTCCGCAGAAGACCAACGTGCTCGTCTTAAAGTTCACCTAGAGGGTGCTCCGGCAGAAGATTCAGAATCTGAAGCAGAAGCAACAGCAGAAGCAATGAACGAACTAGAAGACTAATTAGTTCGAAGAGGGTGGCGTAAGTCACCCTTCTTTTAAGGAATTACATGGATCATATTTTTGTAGCGGACATTCACATAAAGTTAGGACAGAAAAACGTACCTAGTGAGTGGCAACGCAACCGAGTAATGCTACTAGCTAAAGAGTTAAATGAGCATGCAGATAAAACATTGGTAATTGGTGGAGACTTACTTGATGTAGCTAAGCCTACCATGCCAGAAGTGTGTTTAATGTATGATTTCCTTAGAGCGCTAGAGCATGAAGAAATAATTTTAATACCTGGAAACCATGAAATGCTTACTAAGAAAAAGGATTGCTTTGAAGTTTGTGAGCAAATATTTAAAGACCTTAATGTAACCTTAGTTAGAGACTTCCAGACGATAAACAATGTAGACTATATTCCATATAATATACTATTTTCAGATAGTTGGAACACTCCAAAGTCTACACTAGCAGTAACCCACGTACGCGGGGAAATCCCACCACACGTTAAACCAGAAGTAGAACTTTCCAAGTTCTCCCACTATGAAAAAGTATTCTGCGGAGATTTACACTCTAGTAAAAACTCTCAGCTAAATCTAGTATATCCAGGTAGCCCTTATACTACTAGCTTCCATAGAAGTATATCAAAAGGAGCAAACGGAATTATACTATTTAATTCGTCTACTGGAGAGCATGAGTGGGAAGAGCTAAACCTACCGCAACTATTGAGACTTACTATTACCAATCCGGAAGACGCAGTACCTGGAGAGTATCACCACACCCTGTACGAGATTGAGGGTAACTTAGCTGACTTATCTAAAGTTAAAAATAACGAACTACTAGATAAAAAAGTAGCTAAAGATATTGTAACCCCTCCAACTCTAGAGCTTACAGGCGATATATCCGATGAGCTTCAAACATATCTTAAAGGAGTTAAGGATATTAAAGGGGATGGTATGTCAAGACTTCTTACTATATTTAAAGAAGCACTACAAGGAGTAGACGACCTATGATTACAATAAAAAAGTTAAAGTTTAGCAATATGTTCTCCTACGGTGAGAATAATGAGATTATTCTAAACAGCTCTAATGTACTTCAGCTTGTGGGTAAGAACGGTGCAGGTAAGAGTTCAATACCGACAATACTTGAGGAGCTTCTATATAATAAAAACTCTAGAGGCACTAAAAAGGCAGATATAAAAAATCGATACACAGACGCTAACTACTACTCAGGCGTAGTTGAGTTTGATGTAGACGATGATGAGTACAAACTAGAAAAAGTAGTAAAAAGCAGTACAAAACTGACACTAACTAAAAATGGAGAAGACATATCTGGTCATACTCCAACCCAAACTTACAAAAAGCTAGAAACAGAAATTTTAAAACTAGATTTCAACACATTTAGTAAGTTAGTGTACCAATCAATGAACAGCTCTTTGGATTTCTTGAAAGCTACTGATTCTAAGAGAAAAGAGTTCTTAATATCTCTTTTATCCCTAGACAGATACGTTACTATTCATAACAGAATTAAAGAAGTTGTTAAAGAAGCTAAAGACGTACTAACAGGACATAAGGCCGTCGCTGCGGCCAAAGAATCCGAAATAAAGTCTAACAGAGCTATTGAGGTTACGTATGATGCAAAAGAGATACCTGTAGTAGACGAAACTATTAGAGACGAGATTGCTAATCTTAAAGCTATAGAGTCTCAGCGTGAAAAGATTCAAGAAAGAGCTACTAGATATGCTAGAGCTTTGAAAGCTAGAGAAGTTGCTAAGTTAGCATGGGAATCCTTTGAACTACCAAAATATGAGCCCGAAGCTCCTGATACTGAGCACTTAAAGGCTTTATACAAAGAAGCTCAAAACGTACAAGGACAAATTAACTCCTTAAGAAAAAGTATTAGGGAGCTAGAGTCCGGAGTGGGTAAATGCTCTGCATGTGGGCAAGAATTACCTGATAGTGAAAGTAAGCAGGAACATCTACTACACCTTAAAAAGGAACTAAACGAGCTTGTAGACTACCAGCAGGGTAAGCAAAAAGAGCATGAGGAAGGCAATCGCAAAGCTAGTGAATATTCCAAATATCAACTACTTGTAGAAAAGCAAGCAGACCTAAAAGCCTCCTTTGAAAACGCACAAGAAGTACTAGAAAATACTGAAAAGCCGGATGCTTTACCTGACTCTGTTGAGGACGAAATAACTAGACTTACTGCTGAATACAATAGACAAACTGTTGCTAAGCAACAAGCTGAACAGCACAACACTCTGCGCGCTAAGCAAATTGCTAAATACGAAGCACAGAAAGAGTTAGTAGCCCAAGCTAAAGAGAAGCTGAAGCATACTCAAGAGTCTATACGAGAATACGAATCGTATCTAGAAGATGTAAAAATTCTAGAAAGCGCGTTTGGGCCTAAGGGTCTTGTACAGTACAAAATAGAATCTAACATTAAGGTATTTGAAGCACTGATAAATGACTATCTAGTGCTATTAAGTAATGGTGACTTCAACATTAGATTCCAGATTGAAGATTCTAAACTTCGTATAGTGGTATTTCAACACGGTGAAGAAATCGATATAAATTCAGCGTCTAGTGGCGAGTTTAATAATATTAACACAGCTACCTTACTAGCAGTAAGGAAGATGATGACTTCAATCTCTAAAGTAAGTATTAATATACTATTCTTAGATGAAGTTATTTCTGTGCTAGACGTAGAGTCTAGAGAGAATTTGATAGATATTTTAGTTAAAGAGCAGAACCTTAACTCAGTAGTAGTTAGTCACGGGTTTGAACATCCTTTAGCAGACACGGTATCTATAGTTAAAGAAGGAAAGACTTCAAAATGCAAATAGCAGAGGAAATAAAGAGTGGGAAGTAAGCAGTCAGCTAAAGGTGCTAGGTTCGAATATTCTGTAAGAGATATGCTTACTGAAAAAACTGGTGTTAAGTGGGACAGAGTCCCACTTAGCGGAGCAGGTACAATGAAAGGTGATTTATACTGCTTAACTAACCACTATTACTACTGCTTTGAATGCAAGTCTTTTAAAGACACAGTAATTCAAGAGAACCTATTATCAGCTAAATCAAATAACATATTCTCTTGGTGGGAGCAAACACTTAGAGAAGCTAAAGAAATGAATAGAAAGCCTGCTCTAGTATTTAAGAAAGACAGAGGCAAACCTATTATAGCAGTCGAAGAAGACATTGAAGGTATTAATAAATTCTCTATTACCGCTTTTGGTATGGAAGGGGTTAACCTTTACCTATTTACCGACTGGCTAGCAGTTAAAAAAGTAGAGGAAATAATACTAGTATGAAGGGAATATTTGAATTAGAAGACGAAGGACTAGACACTAGAGACTTTGAAGGGCAAAATAATTTGCTTTTAGTTGACGGTCTTAACCTAGGATTTAGATATAAACAACAAAGCTTATTTGACCACGCTGCTCCTTATATGAATACTGTTAACTCCTTAGCTAAATCCTACGGTTGCAATCATGTAATCGTAGGATCAGACTACGGAAAATCTACTTTCAGAAAAGAAGTAAGCGAAGGTGAGTATAAAGCTAATCGTGAAATAATGCGGAAAGAACAGACTGAGGAAGAAGCCGAGAAATTTAAGAAGTTCTTGGAGGGCTTTGAAAAAGCCCTTGCTTTAGTCGGTACTATGCATCATACAATAAAGCTTCGCAATGTGGAAATGGACGACATTGCTGCTTACATTGTTAAAAAGTACGGACACTTATTTGACAACATTTGGTTAATTTCTTCAGATAAAGACTGGGACTTACTATTAAAGCCAAACGTACATAGATTCTCCTATGTTACTAGGAAAGAGTATACTGTGGATAATTTTGCAGACTCACATGACGGATGCGAGAATCCTGAAGACTACGTATCTATGAAAGTGTTTTCTGGAGACCCTGGAGATAACGTAGCAGGCTTCCCAGGTGTAGGAGCAAAACGAGCTTATAATCTAATACGAGAGCATGGCTCAGCATTAGACGTATACGATGCACTGCCTCTAGCAGGTAAGCAAAAATATATACAGTCAATTAATAACGACCCTGAGAAAATTC